CACAATTAGTGACCCCATCATACATCATAGCATAGTATCTCCGAATTTCTTCTACTTTTTCTGGTAAAGCAAAATCACAGCGAAAATCACATATTAATTCTGCTCCCCAAACCTGAAAATGTGCGTCCCATTGTTCTCCATCAAAAGATCGAATTTCACCACAAAAGTCATAAATTGTTTGCCATAATATAGACATATCTGCACCAGGAGTTTTCATCCCAATGCATATATGAGTTAGCAGCCAATCCTGACAAAGGTAAAAATTTTGAAAACCGAATAAGTGTATAGCAGCAACTATTGCACAAATATCAGCATATCTAAAAAATCTACTGTCTTTCATGTAGTTTCTAAGCTCATCTTTTAATGTTCCACTAAGAACAGATGTAAAGGACAAATAACATAGATATAAATATCTACAGGTAAATAGGGCTAATACATCTCTTTTAAGGGGACCAATAACACTTTGAAATATATATCCAGAAGAAGAAAGAAAAACTACCCAATCTGGTATACATTCAAAGGGGACATGTTTGTTTTTAGACTTTAATAAAAAAGGACCCAATTCTTGTCGTAACATTTGTTTAAGATATTGGGTTTCTTGTACTGTTAAGGTTTTTTGCGAATGTTCATATTTATAAATTCAATTTAAAAAAGAAATTTTATCCAGAGGTGCTGGAAAAGTTTTACATGGAAATGGTATATCTATAAATGTTTGTTTAGTTATGTTTGAGTGAGGTAAGGGTGGAGATGGACCCCCATTTAACCGAATGAGATTGGGATCCACATTCGGGAGTGGGAGATTTCGTGGTTTTTCGAACAATATTAAGGGATTTAACTTCAGAGGGATTTCGGGCAACACTAGGCTGCCCAAGAGTCCGAAAGGGCAGATCAATAACATCTACCACAATTTCCTGAAACAAATTATGATTGTCGACAGTACCAGTATGGAAACCAACAACACCTTCCTGTTGAATAACTAAAGAACCGCAAGCACCAGAAAATGAAGAACAATCATATAAATAAAAATCTTGATGAGCTGGATCTTTTGATTCAAATTTACCATAAATGACTCCTGATGACTGTACTTTATGCATACAGTCATACAAATGTGCATTTTTGGTAATTTGCGGACTACTCCAATTTCTAATTGAAGGAAGTCCAGCAGCTTTAATACTTGAAACATAAAGATCACCAATAATGTAAGAATTTTTAGAAAATTCATTTACATCAACATCAAAAATAGTATCTTGATAATTTTTATATGAAATAGTTTCTATTTTTTCTCCAAAATAAGAACCAGATCTTCCATTTTCATCTATCCAAACATGCCTATTACAACATAAACGTTCCTTAATAGCAAAACAATGAGAAACTTCCTTTCCATTAATAATAAGAATAGCATTATTATGGGAGTAATCA